TTTTCCAGCTCATCCACATCTGATTTAGTGAGCCTGTTAATTCGCATGGACGCTTCAAAGATGCGATCCATTGCCGAGGCAGGCAACTCGCCCAGTGCGACCACATCAGAATCGGCAAACATTCGTAGACCAGTGCTGTCTGCCAACGTCAGCACCGCCAGCCTGGCGCGGATGTTAACCATCTTGGCGCTGCCTTTTTTATCGAGAGATGAAGCCTCGAATGCGTCTCTTTCGCTGGCTGTAATTTCTCGCAAAAACACGGTGCCACCCCACTCAGGCACCTTCAGCTCTTCAACTTTGCCTCGGCGTTTGCCAAGAATCTCGTCCCTATTAAAGCCCATTCAGGTTCTCCGTTAGACCGCAGTCACTTGCAAAGTCACTGAAAAGCGCAACGCCTCATCACTTGCGCCAACAGTTGGCTCAGTAATCCCGCTAATATAGCCCTGGTAACTGATCAGCGCATCAATAGTCGAGCCAGGGAAATTGATGCTTAGCGTGACGCTGTTGTAGCCGATGCTTGACCCGGTGACAGTTGCTTGCCAGTCGCGCAGTGTTTTTAGTGTATTTGTGGCAGTTGCTGTGTCTTCAAGGTAAACCTCGAAACTCACAGTGCCGGGATCAACGCGGCTTGGCAGCTTTTTCAGCATGTAATCACTTAATGCCGTAATATCAGCCATGGCAACTGATCGAGTAGTGCCGGTGATGCTGATGCAATTTAGGACAATTGCAGTGCCAGTTGCTGGCGTAAGTGTCGCAATCGTTCCAAGTGGTAGTACTACAGCCATGTCTTGCTCCTATTCTGTGTATGTCCCGACAATCTCGATAGAGATTATGCGTGCTGACTCGTCCGATCCGTCTTGGTAAAGCTCATTGGAGCTTGCTTCTTCCTCGACCAACCATTGATGGACAAACAAGCTGCCAATAGTCTGCCGGCTTGGTGTTGCAGCAATGGCAGATGCGATCCAGTTGGCTGTAGCCTGTGAGCTACTGCGCGTCTCGCCGACAACTGTTACCTGTACACGTTCAGTAGTTGCGACCACGGAACCGCCAGTGGTTCTTTGCCGTTGCCTGCTAGCAGACTGGTAAACCGCATAAGGCTGGCTAGTGTTGCCTTGGCCGGTCTGGTCTGGTGATATTCCGCCAGGCAAATAGGTGGCGTAGTTGGCGTAGGCGGCCAAGTAAGTGCGCACAGCCTGACCGAGTACGCTCATACAGTCGCAGTCTTTCTGGCCATCGCCTTTTGCAACTCTTCACTCAAAATGCGTGCTGTAATGTCTTCGCATTGCGATCTATTGGCATTTAATGCTGGCTTTAAAAATGGTTTGCCAGCTACTGGCCGTAGCTTGCCAGAGCGCCAAAGTTTAGCGGTGAATCCATTTTCAATCAGGTGGCCGTATCTGACTGGGTCGACATTCACCATCACATTGCGCTGCGCTGCAACGCTTCGTTTTGGCTTGTGATAAGTCTTAAATGCCTTGATCTTAAAGTTGCGGCGCGGGCCGATGATTGCGTAAACTGCGCCTGTTTTTTTAGATGTCGTTACACGGTAGCCAAGGCTCTTCTTAAGTTGGCCAGTTGTGCCGTAACGAAAAACCTTTTTGCCCTGGTGCATGATCCGCTTGCGCTTGGCCGGAACCTCTGTACGAGCGGTGCGAAGGATAGGCGTAGTGCACGCTCTGGCTACGCGGCGCAACGCAGGCTTGATCTTTTTGCCCGCATCTCGCAAAGCATCTATTAGATCAACTGCTCCGGCCAGATTTAAGCGAAGGTCGCGAGAGCTAGCCATTACGCATTTTCCTCGGCATCAATCTCAAGCGAAATACCTCGCTCTTCCAGATCACGCACGCCTCGAACATTCAACTCGCGGCTGCCAAATAGGATTCGATGCTCAGCAGTCACATCAGCTCGGTGTCGTATCGTCACCCGGTGCGTGATGTCTGCCTGCTGCTGATTGGCTAGCTGGCTCTCGGTCGCAGTCACAGGCATCACCTTGCCCCATACAGTGGCGTAGGTCGCCCAAGTGCGAGTAGGCTGGCCGTAGCTGTCGGTGCTGTCGGTTGCCGACTGTAGCTCCAGACGATGCCTCAGATCGCCGATAATCACTGGTAGTCACCGACAGAGTAAATCTTCAGAATTGAATCGACAGCCAAAGGCACTTCGCTGCCTGCGCCTGGCTGAACCGCAGAGCGGTTTTCGTACCAGTGCGCCACGAGCAGTTTGATGCAGGTGGTCAGCAGCGCTGGCACGTTGGCGGCAGCAGTGCCATAGCCAGCAACATAGTCCACTTCGACCGCGTTTGCCTTGCCATTCTCGGTGTTAGGCCAAATGTCCAGCGGTGTGAGATTTAGCCTGGGCGGGTTGGCATCGAGGTCTAGTTCGAAATCACCACCGGCAAAGGTCATCGTGGTTAGTGTGCCGTTTTCGTCGTAGTAGCGGATGCGCGGCATGGCATAGCTGTAGGCACCACCAACGGCAATCTGCACAGCCGGCCCACGCAGTAGCTCAATAGCGCCTTCAGGGAAATAGTCCATCGTTTGGCGGTAGGTCGTGTTGACCAATGGTCGCCGGGTTTGCCGTTCGACATAGTCCCGGCCAGCAGATATGAGCGCATTTATCAGCGCATCGTCTGTGCTGTGGTCAACGCGCAGGTGGAGCTTCATGTCAGCGAGTGACACTGGCTCCACCGTTGCGACGGTTAATACTTTGAGAGCCACTAGCGCTTGCTCCGTTTAGCGGCTTGCTTGGCCTCGGGTGTTTCCACCTCGTTGGCTTTATCTTCGACAATGCCGTCCACGCAGATCGCAAAACCAGCGGCAATGATTCGATTCGCATCGACTGCATCAGGATGATCCCAGATTTCCCCGACACGATAAGTGCCGAGTGGACCAGAGATACATTCGAGCATTTGAATCTTCATGGCCTTGGTTTCCTAATCTGCGTGGACTATTAAAAGTTAGGCTTGGACCATGTGCTTGATCGCACCGCTGGCCAAGATTTTGCTGTCAGTTCTTGCCCATGCGGTGAAGCCAACTGCACCGTTAGCGGCATAAAGTTCGTCGAGCCTTTGGATGCGGATATTAGCCACATCGCGAATCAAGAACTTGTTCATGGCACCGAACACCATCGTCTTGAGGCCGGTGGTGATGGCGCTGTTTAGGCTGTTGCTGATGACCAGCGGGAAACCATGGATGCGAATCTCACCAGGGATGCGGTAAGACTCTTGGAACAATGGCTGGCCGTTGCTGTCTACCAGCTTGCGGACATACAGCCACACGCTGTCATGCATCACCAGAGCGCAAGAAGGATCTTGGCGATAGGCGATGTCGACGCTGTGAATCAGGTCGAGGATTTCAGCCGAGGTTATGGCGGTGGCGCTGGCAGTGGTCTTGCCTGCGGTGCTGGCCGCAATGCCTGTTGGTTGGCTGGAGCCTGTGCCGGTGGCGACATAGTCAGCCATGATCCGGCCAAGACGCTCGCCGAGCAGGTCACCAATGTAGGTTTCCAAGTCAACAGCGTTGTCATCCAAGAGCTGCCAAGATACCTTCAAAGCCTTGCTACTCATGGTGTAGGCACCAAGAGAGATCTGGCCGAATGAGGTATCGGCTACGGTCAGTGCTCCATCTTCGGCCAACAGCACACCTTTGGTGCCGGTGTCGTCGTTGGTTGGCATGGTCATCGGCTCGCCAGACTCGGTGCGCAGCACCTGAGCGTATTCGCGCAGCGGGTTGAAGTAGAGCAGCGCCTTCTCAATGCGCTCGACCAAAACAGTCGGCACGTTATAACCGCCGAGGCTGCCGGTGCCAGCTACCTGGGTGGCTGTGCCGCGCTCTTCCAACTCACGCCTGCTGCGAGGCGCGGTATCAAACAGGCGAACATTGAAATCCCGGCTACGCAGGCTAACACCAACGCGCTCGGCAGCGGCTCGGTGCGCATCAGTTGCCCGGCCATTGCCTTCCAAGAACCAGCCACGCATGGCCAGTTTGCGATCATTGTGATAGTTTTTGTCTGCGACATCCTTCACGATGTAAGGCGTGTTCAGT